TCAATCCGTTTGTCCGTCTGACCTTCTTGACTTGCAAGCCTTTGCTGGAACTGTTGACCGCGCATCTGCTGGTTCTGAGCATCAAGCTGTAACTTGGCCTGATCCACTTGTGCATCCGCTTGCTCTGACTGAGCCTTGATCTCCAACTCCTTCTCCTTCAACTGTATCAAAGGATCCGGTCCCTGACCAGATATTTGTCCAGAAAGCTCTTTTACCTTCTGCATCCCCTGTGCAACCAACTGAGCAACCATAGCCTGATATTGCATCTCCATCTGAGCTTCGTCGCCGCCTTGAGACTGCATCTGACCCATCTGAGCCATAGCCTGCTCCTCCGATTGTATCTTAACATGTTCCAAAACATGCTTTTGTAAAGACATAGCAACAGGTGGCATCTGGGCCATCATTGGATTAGAACCAAATACCAAGTGAGCCATAATGTGAGACTGATGGTCCTGACCCGTAAACGCATGTAAACGCATTTGATCCAAAGCATTTATGTTCTCTTGAGCAGGGTCCGCAGGCCGCGGCTCGTCGTCCGGTAAAGACTGCATCAATCTGTCAGCATCGTTCACGCCCAGCGCTTCATACATGTCCCGGTAAACCTCGTGCATGTTATGTATCTCAGGAGCCTGAGACGCCAACTGCAATTTAGTCTGAGCTAAAGCAATCCGCTGCGCCTGACTAAATACATTCGGATTAGATACAGGAACAACATCTACGCGGCCGTCAAAGTCAGAAGCCATGACAGTAGCATCGTCACCCGCAACCGAATAAGGATACTCTTGTGGCAAACTCTCGCCCATCACACGCGCAAGGATCTTAAACTCTAAACGCATCGCATAATGAAGCCGCTTGTGTACCGCGCTCATTACACGGGACCCCTGCTCCAACATGGCAATAGTAGTTCCAACAGCAGCACTTTGATCGCCGTCGCCTACCTTCATGTCCGTAATCGTAGCAAAACGCTGACCAGCCTGTACAACAAACCCTAACAAATTAAATAACGTCTGATCCGGTCCCTTGAACGGTAATGGCATCAAACTGTCACGAATTGCACCGCCCGGAGCATCCACATCTCTAAATTCACCCGGCTGTAAAGGATCGTCGTCATCCCTGATCCGCAGGCCGCGGGCCTTGAACCCAGCAGGTAAGTTAGACAATGTACCAGCATCAATCAACTGACGTAGTGATGATGTTGCAGAACGAGCCAATCCGCCAATCGTGTGGATTAAACCAAGTCCGTAAAAGCCAAATCCCGGCAAAAACTTGTAATGTACAAAATAACTTATCTTTTTCTTCTTCTCGTCTTCCTCTGCGTAATTACGCCGGATCGACAAGATCTCGCCGTTGTCCTGTGAAATAGTGACAATGTAAGGAACCTTAATACCTGTGGGCTCGTCGTCCTCACCAATATCCTCGTAGCCCTCAAGATCCAGATCAACATGGCACTCCAACAAAGTGCAGTCGTAATCAATCTGATTCGGCTCAAAGCCGTCAATCCGGTCAATCTCGTCACGAATACCAGTAACATCCCCCTGAGAAGGTATCACATCAATGTCAAGATATATCCCAGCAACCTGCTTCTTACGCAAATCGTTCAAGTCCATACGCACAACCTGCGTGATATTCGGACAAGTATCTAAGTCAGAAGTATCGTAAGGAACCACCAAATGTTCCGCAGGGACAAACTTACTAATCGCACGACCTAAGTTCTCGTCGTAGTAAATCTTTTTAAAAGTACTTCCCGCCAGCGGTAAATAAAACAACATCTGGTCCATGTCAGGAGTGTAATCCTCCATAACATTAGTAATGTAGTAATTCATAAACTGCTTCACACGATGCGCCTGATCCTGCTTATCACGCGTGTCCTTGCCCAAAACTACAGTTCGAACCGGGCCACTGGAAGGCAGTAACTCATTAAATGCCTGCGCCTGAAATTGTGTAGCAGCCTCGGCCAACAACGGATGCGTCACGCCACTCGCGCCGCGGAACGGCGTCGTGCGCTCCTCGTAATTAAAACCAAGAAGCTCTAAGCCATTCTTGTAAGTGTCTTCCCACTCCTGACGGCTGGACTTGTTGGAATCAAACTCCCCAATCAAATCAGACGCAATCCGACTTAACTCACGGTCAGGCATCTCTTCCGCCAAGTTGGCATAGAAATCCTCGCCGTCACCGCGCTTGTCGCCCGGATCAAAATCCACAACAACACTGCCGTCGTCGTCAGCAATAATCTCAATCTCCGGCGCGTCAGGATCCATGTCCGCCGCCATCAAGTAAGGATCAGCGCCCGAATCAGGAAGCTCTAGCTCTATTTCTGCGCGTAAATCATCTTCGTCCAACTGACTTGGGACGTTAGTATCCATTAATCCACCAGTAGCCATAGGGCCCTCCGTCAATAATATACTCGCACCTTAGCAGATAAATCCTCATCTTGCCAATCATCTGTTGGTAATTGTACAAAATTACCTTGACGATAGCGCATTAATGCCTGTGTCATACTATCTACAAGGTCGTCATGCTCACCGTTAGGGAACGCAGCAACCTCCTCAATTAGCTCATCAGCCCAAACCTTGTCCTCTGGGACCCATACCATACCCGCCTCAAACATGGGACTTACCGCATGCACCCGGCTGATCTTGTCATTGCCACGACTCGGCGTGAAATTAACTACAGGTATACCCGCACTTCTAAGCTCCTGAGTCAATGGTAAACCACTCGCCTTCGCCTCAATAATTACAGTGTCAGGGTCCCAAAACTTGTACTCCTCAAACGCTATAGCTTTTAATTCTGGAAAATCCCAGCGCCCCTTTTTAGAATCTAATAATATTAAATTGGGGCCCGAACCTCCCTCGTTCGGATAAAACACACCCCACGTTGTAATAGCAGAAAAGTCCGCGCTCTCCCGCTTGCTAAAAGCAGTATCGTAACTCTGGATAACATACTCTAACTGAGGGACCGTCTCCCGCGTCCACTTGCGCCACCACTCGCGAGGAATAATAGCATTCTCCTCACCCGTAGGATTCTGCTGATACTGTGCATTCCACTTGCTTAAAGGTATAGATGCGCGGACCGCAGTCAAATCCTCTAAACTCCAATACTCCGGCCAACAAGGAGTCTCGTCGTCAAAAATAGCAGGTAACTCAACAACCTCCCACTGATCAGCTAACGGATCCTTCGCCATCGCCCGCAATAACTGACCCGTCATGTCCTTCTCAGACCACCGGGTCTGTACCAAAACTATCGAACCACCCGGCTGTAAACGCTGCCGAGGTCCCCCCGTATACCAATCCCAAGCATCCTCAAAACCATTCGCACTCATCGCAGTCTGCTCCGAATGAGGGTCGTCAATAATAATTAAATCACCACCACGACCAGCCAAGTTCGATCCAACACCAACAGCATAATACATTCCACCCGCACTCGTGTCCCAACGACCGCTCGCCTTGCTATCCGCAGCTAACTTAACATCCGGGAAAACCTCCCGGTACTCGTCAGCATCCAAAAGGTTCTTCGTCTTCCTGCCAAAGTTAACCGCCAACTCAGTCGTGTGTGTCGCCTGAATGATCTTCATTCGCGGATCGCGGCCCATCATCCAAGCAGGAAACAAAAACGATGCAAACTCACTCTTCGTGTGCCGCGGAGCCATGTTGATGATCAAACGCTTTAGTTCGCCGCTCGCGACACGTTCAAGCTTGTCCGCGATAACTTTGTGATGCCTGCCAGCAATAAATTCAGGCCACATGGTTCTTACAAATTGTAAAAAATTTTTCTGACAACCTTCGTTCTTTGCGATCTGCGCGAGCCTCAATTCAAGCTTCAAAGCTTTCTCTTGCTGTGCAGGATTTAGGTTATCATTCATCCGGGGGACCCTATCTATTTATGGGATTATATACTGCTTTATAAGATAGTTATATCCCAAATGAAATTTTATGTAAATATTTGCGAGAAACATGGCTAAAGCCCCCGCCCGGCGGACGAGTGGGCGTCGCGCCTCGGATTGCGGTTTTTGACATTGGATCCTAGTTTATTGACCCGATATGCAGGGGCCCCGCAGCTGTTTTAAGGGCCACTGGGCCACGGTTCGCGGTTCTTTGACCCCAGCTGGCCAATTGCGGCTCGCGGTTCTGGGTGACCCAGCCCGTCAACTCTATGAAATACGACACGCTAAAAAAACGCGGCTTTGTAACTGGCTGAAATGTAACAACAATCAAAGTGCCTGGGAGAAAGTAAAGGGGGCGTTGATATGCGACACGTCGAACTGGCCCCAGCTGGGGCGGTTTGGGGCGTTCGAACGTCGATAAATTGTAGTTGGCGCAGCTGCGCGATGTAGTTGGCGCAGCTGCGCCTCGAACCTTAGAACCGTGGGTTTCGGATCCCGTAGGTTTGGGCAGAGAGCGAGGGGCGCGGCTCGCCCAGTTTAACTGATTTAAACGTTGGACATAAAAAAGGCCCGCTTGTGATGGCGGGCCTGATCTTATTGGTTGGGGCTGGGGTTACATATCAAAACCCATGCGATTGCAGTAATCGGTTTTGGTTTCTACTGGTTCGCTGTTAAGAACCTTTTCATTTTCAAGCCAAACCCAGTGGCAGTCTTTGCAAAGATGCCAACCCGCGTCTGGCTGGTAATGGCCCTCGGTTGCGTTGCAGCTGACACATTTCATGAGTGACAATACCCGTCGCGCTCAATGGCGAGCCACATATTGCACCATCTGAGAACTACAACGCCGTCCATACCAGCGCCGCCTTCCTGCAACGCCTGTTCCATGTCATCAGCTGATTTGTAGCCGTCTGGATCTTGCGAGTATTTAGAACGGACGGCTTCCGCCTGTTTTGGGGTTATCGTTAAGGGTCTC